TCGGCGCGGGAATCTCGGCAGCCGGGAAGTTCCAGCACTGGTATCATGCGGAATGATCGGGAAAAGTCGAAAGTTGCCCCGTTCTTCGGGGTCCCGGAGTACGGGAAAAGTTGAAAATCGGATCCGATGCTGACGGTTTACAGGCGCGGACGCGTGTGGTGGCTCCGGGGATCGCTTGCCGGGCGCCCCTTCCGCCCACGCTCCCTCGATACCCAATTCCGCGATGTGGCGGCCAAGCGTGCCGCGCGGTTCGAGCTTGAATCCGACTCCGGATTGCGTTCTATTTCCTGGCCGGATTTCCAGATGGAGTTTTTGGCCAGCCAAGCCGTCCGCCTCAAGGCTTCTTCACTCAAACGCTATTCCTTCATCCTCACGCGCTTCGGCCGCTTCCTGGCCGAGCAGGGCATCCCTTCTGTTCACCTGATTACACCCGAAACCCTCAACCGTTTTCTGGTCGCCCGGCAAGCGAATGTCCATCCCACCCGCGGCCGGGCGATTACACCCGAAGGCCTCAAAGCCGATCTGCGCATCCTGAAGCGGGCTTTTTCCGTTGCGCGTGCCGGAGGCTACGTGCGCGAAAACCCCGTCCAGCAAGGCAATCTCTCGACTCGCGCCGGCCAAACCCGCCCCTTCGAGGCTGACGAAATCCGCCAGATGCTGGCCGATTCCCGCCTGGAAAAAGATGCCCGCCTGCGGGCCCAGGTCTTGACCTTTCTTTACACCGGCCTGCGAATCTCCGATGTGATCGGCCTCGAAGCCGTGAGCCTGAAATCAGCGGAAGCGGTTCTCATCTTACGCACGCGCAAACGCGAAAAGTCCGTGGCCCTGCCTGTCCATCCCGAACTCGCCCGCGCGATCCAAACCTATTTTGCTGGCAGAAATCCCGCGCAGCGGACCAGCCCATGGCTCTTTTCGACCCGCAGCGGAAAGCCGGTAAAGAACCTTGCCGCCTATCTACATCGCCTTTTTCTGCGTTGCGGGATTCCGGGGGCGCACCCCCATCGTTTCCGCCACACCTTCGCCGTGCGACTTCTCGCCCGTGGAGCCTCACTCTATGATGTGGCTAAATTATTGGGCATCACGATTGGGATAGCTGAACACCATTATGCGCCCTATGTGGAAGAGCTCCGCCAGCGCGCCCGCCGCTTGGTCGCCAAGTTGAATTTTCAGGAACCCGCCTCTCCAACTTGTACAGCCGACGCACACTTGCTCGGGGCCACCTCCTAAGTCCTTGACCTTCAATCTCTTGCCTGCGGGAATTGAAACGTGAGATTCTCAATCTCAAAACCCGGGTTCGATTCCCGGTAGCGCTACCAACCCTCATTAAATCAGGTGCTTGGGCAGGAATGCCTGGGCGAAGGAAAGGCGAATCGAGGAGCGAGCTGGGCGCAAAAATCGCCAAAAAGCGCCAAGGCTTTGTACATCTGGCGCACAGGGGGCGAGAGGCTTGGTCAGAAAGCCCAGTGGGGGGTCATCGTGTGGCGCCGATAACGGTCCAAACCTTCAGATAACGGGTGGGCCGCACGATATATTTCAGGCCATCAGTGCCCACAACCAGCCAGGCGGCGCCTTGCGGCCGCACCGCCTCGCGGATCCTGCCGGTCTCTTTGGGTCCGACAAGCATATCGCCAGCCTGCGGCTTGCGTGAGAGATTGATTCTCATGGAGTCCTTAAAAACCTGATCTTTGGATGGCCGCAGGCATCATGTCTGCCTTCGCGGTTTTTCCATCCGCCTGGCTTGTTGGTTGTTTTTCCAAAACTGGCCCAACCATCCGCCTTATAAACCGCTCCATCGTGGCCTTGCTCCGGATCTGCGTATGTCAACAACAATCGAATTTGGGGAAACCACTTGCGGATATAGTGCCTTGCGTTTGAGAGTGACCGACTCAGGAATTCTTTAGAGGTTTCGAACACCATCCGCGTCAGTTCCAGAACATGATCTGCATCGGACTCCAAGAGCCTTGCCTCGGGTCGTCCCCACATCATGGCGCCAAGCCGTTTGCCATCTTCCACAAATTCAAGACGGAGTACAGCTCCGGGGGGTACGCATCGTCTGTAGTGTCGCGTTCGAATCCAAGCGTCGAAGTCCCGCGATTCGCCTGGCTGTATCCGCCTCAGGAGCATTGGCCCTTACCACCGCCGATATTTGTTGCCCTTTTCGTAAAAGCCGCGATCGTAGTAGGGAATCCACTCGACGCGAAAGCGGTTGATCTCGCCCGTGGGGGCCTGATGAAAGCTCACGATGCAGCCGCCGACCATGGCTTGTAGCTTTTTCTTGCGCATGAAGGGGGTCTGATCTTGAGTGCATCCGGCCTGAACGGTGTGGACCTCGCGGGGATACCCCTGATCGAATTTATGGGTATGGCCGAGAATTAGGATGTGAGGCTTTTCGCCGCCCTGGAAGCTCTCCACGGTTTTCTGTGGCAGGTAACTGATGGCATAGGCGGAGCCCCCCCCGGGGTGCATGATACGCATCCAGGCCTGGCCCTTGGCCGCTTTCAGGAAGACGTCGGTCTCCATGTGTCCGATCCATTCCAAATCTTTGCGGCCCAGCTCTTCGGCGGTCTGTTGCAATCGCGCGCCGATGTTGATGCCTTCGCGGTTGATCCACCAGCCTTCATGGTCGTCTCCGGTAATGAATCGGGTTACGATCCCGTCGTTGCGCTTGGGATAGTTCCGGGCGAAATACTCTGCCGCAGCCTCGAACCCGGAAGGCCCGAGAAGATCGAACTTGTTGAACCGGCATTCACCTTCCACGGCGTTGCCGGCGTGCCACACGGTACGGATTTTCTCCCGGGAGAAGATGTCGTAAAGGCAGTTGAGCACGTCCAGCCGAGCGTATTTGGAATAGAGATGCGTATCCGAAACCACGCCAAACTTGAACCAGCGGCCATCGTAGAAGTCCCGGGAATCGACCACCAACCGCGCGCCTTCGCGAATCATGCGGTCTAAGTGGATGGCTTCGCGTTTCAAGTTGACGTTGTACTTCGCTTCGCGCAGGCGTGCGATAGATTCTTGTGCGCTCTGCGGAGAGCAATTCAGTCCATTCGCGAGTTCGATGAGGGTCAGTGGACCCTTGGCGAGCAGAATCTTTTTGACCTTGCGGTCCTGAGCTTCTTGGTCCGGGTTTTTCTTTTTGGCCGTCCGATGCCTTGCTATGGCCTCAGAGATTTTCATGTTTCAGCCGCCTCCGCAGTTCGGCAATGGTCCGGCGCGAGCCCCAGAGGATGGAGTTTATCCCGGGGACTTTGATTCGATATGGTGCCAGGGCGGGACCAGTGGCAAAATGTTGACGAAAATGTTGCCCGCCAATCGGCAATCGGTCGGTCAGTTCGCGCGTTTCGAGAAGCTGCTTCGAATCCAAACCCTCGAATACCGCGAGGACCGCCGCCAGGGTTTTCGAACTCCGGCGAAAGGTCGCCGCGCTGGTCCGACCGATCTTAAAGCCTTTCAGGATTTCCATCGTTGTCCCCCAAGTGCCGGCGAATCAGAAATAGCCAGGCGGCCGCCTTCTCCAGGTCCTCGGGATTCCCCCGGGCCGCGAATCGGACCACCTTGTAGATGACCTCGCCGAGTGCGTGGGCGTGAGGATTCGCGCCGACATGTTTCTGAATGAACTCATAAAGCTCGTTCCGGCCATCCGCGCCACCCTGAGAATAACCCTTGTCGCTTGCCTGGCCTTCCAAGAGGGATTTGACTTTCCCGGTGAATTCGATAAAAAGCATGGCACCCTCACTCGGTATAGCGTTTGAACCAATACAGAAATTGATGCTCGGCCCTGAAAGCTGACCAGGGAATGATTTTGGAGCTGTGGGGCTCGGCGCCGTGGAGGTTCCAATCCCGAAGAACTTCCCGCCAATCTTCCCCATCGTGTGCCATCAAGTCGCGCGCCTCGGTGGCCAAGAGAACGTTGTCTGCTGTTTTGATGACGGGCGGAATTCCTGGAGAGAGTCCGAAGGTGTGGAAAATTTCATCTAGGATCCCGTTTTCGATTTCCTTAAATCCTGGAATAAGGGCCTTCAGGGGCCCAGGCGTATCAGCCATATATGCCTCGGCTGCATCGTGGAGGAGGCCCTTCAAAGCGTGTTGCGCCGGGACGAGCTGAGAAACGTGGACCGAATGCTGTGCCACGCTATAGAATTCCTTAACCTGCCCGGAAAATCGGCAGACATTGGAAAGTCCGTGCGCGATGTCCTCGATGCGGAATTCGCTTTTTTTCAGCGTAAGAAAATAGATCCGGGTTCCGGAAAATGCCCGAATCGAAGGTCCCTTCGATCCATCGTCGCTCATGGTTTCTCCCTAAAGATGATCATCTTGAGCCCAAGCATGGGGTCCGCGAAACGGTCCGGCAACCTAAACCACCTTCATCGCTGACTCTCCTTGAAGGTTCTCGATGTCGCTTATGGAGTCGGCGCGCCACTCGTCGCCGGGGGTTTTGCCTGACCGTTGATGTACTTATCCTGAGCGACGGCACGCACCACCACCAGCGTCTGCAAGACGCCAATCAAAGCCACAAACTCGGAATTCATCTTGCCGAAGTAGGAAAGAATCGCGCCTAGACCTAGGGCGAAAAACGCAAACACCACGGACCGTCCGCCCAAGGCTTCAAAGAATTTCTGCATCCCATCCTCCGCTTTCAAGATTCATCGCACGCGAAACGGCCAAGGCTTTTTGCCCTTGCGCGGCCCGAATTCGTCTTCGCAGGTAATTTTCACAAATTCGCTCATTGGCGGCGCCCAATGATCCGGTCCGCTGAGTTCGCCCAAGATGAGGGCGCTACCCGAAATGTTCGCGGCAAGTTGGGCCCCGGAGGGTGCGGTGGTAAGGTCCCCCGCAACCGTTCCGGTTCCGGAGATTGCCGCCGCCAAAGGAATCTGGGTGGTGAGGGCGCCAGCAAGGGTGCCAGTCCCGGAAATCTGTGCAGCGAGCGGAATTGAAGTTGTGAGTCCGCCGGCAACCGTTCCAGTCCCGGAGATATTCGCGGCAAGTTGGGCCCCGGAGGGTGCGGTGGTAAGGTCCCCGGCGACCGTTCCCGTCCCGGAGATTGCCGCCGCCAGAGGAATCTGGGTGGTGAGGGCGCCAGCAATTGTGCCAGTCCCGGAAATCTGGCTGGCCAGAGGGATCTGCGTGGTGAGTGCCCCGGCAACAGTTCCCGTTCCCGAAACCGAAGTTGCCAGGCGAATTTCGGTGGTGACTGCCCCGGCGACGGTTGCTGTCCCGGAGACGTTCACGGTCAGGGGGATTTGAGTGGTAAGCGCGGCGACCAGCGTCGCGTTGCCGAGGATAGAGGCGCCGAGGGTAATGGCGCTTGTGAGGATTGCGGCCACGGCGCCCGTGCCGCCGACCGAGGCTTCTAATTTCGCCGGTTGGCCACCCGCCGGGTTTTTGAGAAGCAGGAGCATCAGCCACCCACTCCCAGGAGCAGATGCGTACAGCGCCGGGCAGATTCAGGCAGAAAGGTGGGCGTCTCAGCGGTGAAGTTCAGGTAATTCAACGCTGCCGACTGGTTAAGTCCTATGGTACAAGTATACCCGCCGCCCATAGTGCCAACGTTTGTAATATAGAGTTTAAGCAGAATCCGGTCGCCCGCATTAAAAGCGGTGCCGGTGAAACCGCAGACCCAATCGTAAGCCGCAAAACTTGTGGTAAATTCCACGCCATCACTGAACGGCCCGCCACCAAGTTCCGTTTCTGTACCATCGGGTTGCCAGCGAAAGAGGCGGGCACGACCGCCGCAATTGGCGTTGATATGAGATTCCTTAGCATCAATGCTTACCGTCGCGGTGGTTAGGGTAATACCCGCTGCGAGACGGGGGCTTATCCAAGCCACCACTTCTGCGCCTGCGGCGCGTGTCCATTGGATTTCCGTCCCGCTGGCGACCGTATTGACCACGGGATTCCAGGCATTCGCCATCCCGCCAGTAAGTCCCAACTCCCAATAGGTGGGCTTGACTACAGAAGCGTGCCAAAGTAAATAAAGTTTCGTCGCCATGTTTAGGACTCAATGGTGAAGTAGCTCACCACCACATCGCAAGACCCCCCCGTAGGAACACTGGCGGTAATTCGCAGGTCTTCATCATCCGCGCCGAGGCCGATGATTCCGCTGCCATCGCCGCGCGAGCATCCCCCGCCAGGAGGGACGCCAGGATGCGCCAGGACAACGCCGGTGGTAGTCGGCGTGGTAGCCGTGCCAAAACCAATCAGCACGCTGGGCGAAACTGTGTTCGCATTGCTGGCTGTGACCTGGATTTGCGTCACTACGATCTTCGTTCCAGCGGCCACGGTAATAATCGCTACGTTCGATTGGACAGCCGTGAAGTTCAACCGCAGAGTCAGAGTGTTGGGGTGCCCGCCTACGACAAACGGAATGCCGTGGCGATTGCAATACCAGTTGGAGCGGTCAGCGGCGGCTACCTGAGTAGGATTCGCCCCATGCGCGATAGCTTTCAATCCGATCTTGAGAGGATTGCCACTGTCGGCGCCATCGTGGGCCACATCTCCGCCAGCCGCGACGATCCCTTGCACGCGGGTCACATCAACATCGAGGCCATTCGTGGCATCCCCCGGAATGACCGCCGCCGAATCTGCCGTACCATCGAGCAACTTCACCAACTGCGCGTGCTGGTTCCCAGCCAGTTGGTCAGTGGCGATGACCGTTCCCGTCCCCGCCGTGATTTCTACATTGTCCGCCATAGTTCACCCCAAGAAAATCTATTGATTCCGCCCCGGTCGGGGTAGGGGCCCCGATTAGATCGGGGCCCTTACCAAATCGCCGGTTAGGCCAGCGTCACATCGAGCGCGCCGGCGGCAAAGTACGGCGCCGGATCCCCGTTATTGATGGTCTTCGGCGCGGTCAAGGCGCCATAGAACAGGCAGTTCCCTGCCCCTGAAGCGGTGTCCACAATCATCACATCGGTGACGGTTCCCCAGTTTGCTGTGGGCGTCGGGAAGGTGATCGGGTCCACGTTGTCGGTCAGGCCTCCCACACCGGGCGCACTCCACTTAGCGTCAGCTTGCGTGACTTGCACGCGAGCATAACTGCCGCCGGAGACTTCACCGGCGGTCGCGCCGGTCGCAGCGTCGGTAAGCGTGGCGGTCCACAGGCCAATGTAAATGGCGGTTGGCTTCCACGCCGTCTGGGTCCGAAAGATGAGGTTCAAGAGTTGAGCCTCAAGGTAATCACTTAAATTGTTCGCCATGGTCTTCTCCTTATGGTGCCGTCACTAAGATCACCAACGCATCGTCACACCCAGTGGCCGTGCAACGCAGCGTGATCGCGATCAACCGTCAGCCGAAAGTACTGGCAGGGCGCCGGATTGATGCGCACCGCATTGGTGATTGACAGGCTCATCGGTTCTCCTGCAAGACCCTACATGAAGAACACTACATTGTCAAGCAAAACCTGCATTAGGGGCGACGCCCCGAGCTCTCGGGGCGCCACCAAGCCTACTCGTCCCAGATGAACGTGAAATCGCTCGGCTGCAAAATGACCGCCACCGGAGTGAAGATCCCCAAGCCTCGCCCCGGGCCGATTTCCAGCGGTTCGGAGAACTTCCATTGAAATCCCGCTCCCACGGTGGCCGGGAGACTGGCACGGGCGAGTGCCGGACGAGTTACCGACGCTCCAGCCAGCGGTTCGAGCGCGATCAATATCGAAGCCCAAGCGGCGGAGCCTGATTGGGTATCGACGAAGGCGCCGGAAGCTCCGATAGCGAGCTGAGTCAGGTAATGGCAAGCCACCGAACCAGGCGGCGTTCCCAGGATCGTGTTATATTCGTTCTGGACCCCGACCCCGACATCTTCGAAGCCTGCGGCAAAGCCGGTCGGCAAGGTGGTACGCGCATAAGCCGCGCCAGAACCGTCCAAGGCCACCAACATGCACCCTGCTACGGTGGTGGTGACGCTGGCGAGTTCCAGCGTGGCATCGGTGCCACTGCCGGTCGCGCCAGCAACGTTCACCGGACTGGCGGCGTTCTTGCAGCCGCGATAGGCAGCGATGCCGCCGACAATCGAGGCGCCAGCGGTGTGGGTAACGATCAGATTGGGCGCGCTGCCGGCATAGCGGAAATACCACACCGACAGCCGACTGGTGGTTCCCCCGCCATTCGCCTGGCTGATCTGCGTCCAATCGGTGAAGGTGACAGCCACCTGATCGGAAGAATGAACGCTGGCAATCCAGACGTCATCCACCTGCGGGTTAGCGGGAGCGCCCAGGGTCACGTTGCCACTGGCCGCTTCACCTTTGGTCCCCGCGTTCAGAAACCGAGGGATTTGAATGGTGGGCTGAACCGTGAATGCCCCCAAGTCCAGCAGGGCCCCCGACCCGGGGGCATACTGGCGCTGAAAGTGGTTGTCCACGTCAGGGGTGATGGTGGATCCCGGCGTGCCGCGCACGATGGTCGGATAGAGGATGTGGTTATCCGCCGTAGCTACGGTTTTCGCCACCCAAATCTCGGACAGTTTGATGCTCTTTGTCCCATGTGGATTCCAGAGTTGTGCCGCCGCATTGTTGATCGTGGCGGTTGTAGCCGCGGAGCGGCCGCCTACAGAATATCGAGCCATGATGTTCCTCCTCAAATGCTGGCGGGATAAATCCCGCCGCTACGAAACCTGGCCCCGATCAATCGGGGCCGTTACCGGGTCAAAGCAATTCCCCCGGCGACGCCCAAAACGATGCCGAGGCCAACCATCTTGGCGTTGCGGGTGAACCGTTGCCAGCCGCTTCCGCCCTTCATCGTGCGCACCGCCGCATCGCGCTGGTCCTTGAACAAGTCCGCGCGTAAGCGCTCCGCGTCGCCCTTGGCCTTCATATCCGCGAGATCGCCGCGGCAAGCGTCGAGATCGATTTTCTGTTCCGCGCAGCCCAGATAGAACGTTCGCAAGGACTGCGCCTGGGCCGCATCAAAGACAATCGAGCCAGCATCCGGCTTGGGGCCTGAGTCGCCAAGGGATGGAGCGGCCAAATCCTCGAAGGGTTTGAAAGTCGGTCCCGCCGGCAGGGAAATAAAGCGCGGGATCTCGACCGCGATTTCCCGGACGGTGGCTGGGCGGCGGCGCAAGGCGTCAATTTCCCTCTTCGCTTTCGCCGTCTCTTCAGCGCGCGCCGCAATCTGCTTATCTTTCGCCGCAATGGTGCGGTCCTGGAGCTCGATAAGATGGTTCCGACTCTCGATTTCCGCCTGGGCACGCGCGCGATCGGTGGCGCTCTGATAGAAAGAAATCAACCCGACCGCCAGAATTGCCAGACCGACGAGCCAGAGCATCCGTTTCCGGATGGATGTCAAAAAGTAGCCTAGAATCTCAGTCCAAGTGATCAGCATCCGTTTCCCCTCAAATGAAAAACAGAATCGCTAGATTGTCGAACAAGACCCCAGCACTGGTGGCAATGCCGTAATAAAGCGGCAGGGAAGCCAGGAACCAGGAACGCGTCCCAAGATAGGCCCCCAGGGAAACCGAACCCAGAACCAGACTCAGCCCGAGGGCTTTCACTTCCAAGGCCCGCCAGACAAGAAAATGGCCGGTAGCGGGATCGACCAGCAAGGCATTGGCCTCCTGAATATGGGGAACGTGAGTGGTGACCCAGGCTGTTAGAACAACATCGAGAAGTTCCAGGAAAAGCAGGACCGCCAACGGCGCCACAAAAGCCCGCCAAGAATCGTAGCGTTTGACGAAGTTCTCAAAACTCATGCTTGCCGTTCCTTCCTTCCAATCGTCCAATCACTCAATTCTTGCCTCCTCCCACACCGCCTGCATGCCGCCATCGCGAAAGAGCTGGCGCACTTCATCATCGGGATTGACGCCAAAGCGCCCCGTCAATTGAAAATGAGGCCAATCGGGAAAGGTGCGAAATTCCGAGCCGTGGACCAGCCCCAGCGATTCACCTACGGCCTTCATCCGCTGCCAGGCCGGATGTGCCAGATTCCAATCACATTGAAAGCCCGCAAGGGTCGGATCGTCAGGAACCTCATCAACGGCCAAGCCGAACTGATGCCAGGAATAGCCCGGCCGGCAGCGAGTTACGATCAGGCCCAGGCGATGCACTGGGCAGGTGCCCACAGGGCGAGGCGCGCCAGCGTGTCGGCAGGGTTCTCCCGGCATGGTGCGGCCTTTAGCGTAGAGGCTGGCCTGCTCCGGCCAGGAACGGACGCCCTGGCAGATGCGGATTTCGAGGTTTTCGCCGCGAGAAAGGAACCACTCCGCTTGCAGAATAGCGAGTTGCCGACGAATAACTTCCGCCAGCCGAGGATGAATCAAGTCGAGCCTGGCTTCAGAGAGGCGATCCATCGCGCCGCCTTTTCCCCCCGCGCGGCGCACCGTCTTTCATTCCCTAGACCCTTTCACCCCTTGCACGACCGCCTGGACGAGTTTGGCGACCGAATCCATAACGAAAGTCTTGGTTGCCCCCAACTCTCCCTGCAATCGCCCGATGCTGATATTCAAGTCTGCCCTCTGTTTGATGTCGTTAGCCACGAGAGAGGTGATGGCGAGTTCGACCGCTCGGACCTTGAGGTAGAGGATCACCCAGCCGAATCCGACAATCGCCAGGCCGAAGATGAAAAGTAAAAACGTTTGCTCAAACTGATCGGTCATGGGTCTCTCGTTCTCCTTCCGTCCTCTGTAAGGGTCCCGATCCGATTGGGGCCCCTACTTCAATCCAAAAAAATGTCGCGGCCTAAGACCGCCTCAAAATAGTCCCCAATGGTTTCCCCGGCCACCGCTTGGCGTCCCAAGGCCGTCTGCACCGCCGCCGGCAGCCGCGAAGCCGCACACCAGGGGGCGGGCATGGTCAAAAACAATCCGCTGGCCTTGGCTAGTTGCCAGGTATCCTCGCGCCCGATCGTTACCAAAAGCCAGTTCGGAAACCGCCCGGACATTCGTTGTTCCCAAGCGCGGAGTTCCTCCGGGACCGTGGCCGTGAAGATTTTCCAGTCGGTTTTGCGCACTGCCGAAAGTTTTCGCATCAGAGCACGTATCCACTACGCAACGGCGTCACCACGTCTTGAGAGCATTTGCCTTCAATATATTCGCGTGTGCCCGGCTTCCCCTTCATGTAGACGGTCAATTTCGTCCCGGAAGGCGTTGGGTAAACCACCGTTCCAGTGCCGTAACGCGACACCGTGGGATCGTTGGGTATCGTCCCAGTGTAGATGGCAATCCCGATATTGTCGCCACTGGTATAGAGCACCACAGGGCCGCTGGTGCCGCCGCCCAGGCTTGCCGTCAGAGTGAATTGGATGTTGGCGCAACCTGCAGGCACCTGAAAATCCACCGTGGCCACGGATACCCAGTACCCCGTTTCGTCATCAGTGGTTCCATCCGCAATCTGTACCTGGCTGGTCACGACTCCGGGGTTGGAATCGGCAAAGGCTCCAGGATAAACCTTATTGGTTGAAGTCAGGGTGGCATATCCCCGGCCCCCGCCGTCGCGCTGGTTCGGGGTGGTGCGCGCGTAGGTTGAACCGTCAACCACTTGATCGACGCTTGCTGGCCCGATGAGCAGCCAGTGTGCAACCGTCCAGGTAGCATCATTGTTGGCTGTCATGCAGGCATAAATGTTCCCCGCAGCAGCCGAAGGGTAAGCGACTTCATCACCTTTCAGGTAAGACGTGGAAGCCACCCATTCGCCCCGATAGACGTAAGGCACGCCCAGGGTGATTCTAGTCCCTAAGACGCGCCCATAAGTCGAACCATCGATCACCTGATCCAAAGTATGATCTGGATCGTCGTAGCGGAAAGGATGTCGAGGGGTCCCGCCGGCATCGCGTTGCGTGACCCCGGTGGCCAGAATCGCCGTATCGCCCGAAACCACATGCTGGTCGGCCACCCAAGCGCTCAAGGCGCCGTAAGAATTCTCGGCGCGAATGCGCACATCGTAGTTCACCGCATCATCCACTTTCGCAATCGAAGATTCGACGGCTGACCCGGCCACGGTCCCAGCGCCGATGTAAGTGGAATCGGCTACCTTCTTAAATTCGATATGGATCTTCCCGCCGGAAGTCACAAATTCATCCGCCGGCGCGGTCCAGGCAACTTTGAGGTGGGTCACCCGGATGCCGTCAGCGCGGAGCACCGAGTAATCAGTAAGCGTCAGGCCGGTGGGCGCCGCCACCACGTTTCCATCGGGCAGTGTGGTTGTCGGCGGCGCTCCAATGGTTTTCTCCTCGCTACTCGACCAGGCGTAGACTCCGCTATCCGTCTGTCGACAGGCCAGATCGACCCCGAGAACAGGACTCTCGTTGGCGTCCAGCTCTCCGGTTAGTTTTGCCGATATAACCTCAAAGGTTTTGGCGGTCCAACTGAAACGGTCATGGGTCACTCCGATAACGTCTGCGGCCTGGGCTTTGTAACCTACCAACTTCGCGGCGAGGATAAGACTTCCCTGGCGGCGCGCGCGTTCGAGTTCGATTTTGGCTAGACGCTGCGCGGTGGCGCTGGAAATGGTGAAAGGCAATTCAAGGTCGCGCCAGATACGTTCCCCATCCTCGGCTTCATAGGTAGCATTCGTCCAGGCGGGAAAGTCTGCCGGTTGCCAGTTGTTGGTGGGGCAAACATAGATACCCTTTACGGCGTTGAAAATATCCGCGCGGCTGATGCGCGCGTCATACTTGATGGCCCCGCGCAGATCGCCGTCCGTAAGCGTAAGCGCCGCCGCACGCCAGGCCCCCGCAAATAGCCCGAATTTCCCGTTGATATAAGTTAGGTATCCCGCCATCGGGCTCAGCAGGTCACGCACCAGATCCGCCGGGCGGCGGCTCAAGTCGAACGCTCCGTTGGTGGTGTAACGCTTTTCCGTGCCCGTGCGGAGGTTCACGTCTTCATCGCAGATATTGGCGGCGGCGCGAATGGTGCTACCGACCCCATCGTCAATTTCCGTCGAGGCGGCCGCCATCCCGTAGGCGGTATCCACCAGATAATCACGCAGACAGAGGGCGGAATTCTCGGAATAGGCCGTAGTCGAGGTGCGCGGGTCCCAGACTTCCTTGCCTTTCAAGTCAAAAGTGACGTTGGGGGTTCCGGAAGGGAAAAGGTCCGCGTTCCACTTCAGCCGGAGATAAACCTTTGCCCGGCCGCGTTGCAGGTGGTTGGCGGTCCATTTTGTAGGCGCGGCGGAAGCCAGTTCGGGAAACGGTTGGCTGGTATCCGTGGGGTCCCCGGTATGCTTCTTAAGGTGAACGTAGCCGGCAAATTTCCCCGTAGCATCGCCGCTGCCGTCCACCGGCACCAGGACGCCATCAAAATACATATTACCGATTTCGTAAAGTTTGTGCCCGGTAAACGTCATCACAGCGTGCAGATATTCGTTCTTTGTTCCCGTCAGATGCAGAAAAGTCGGAATGGGAGCCATGCGCGTGCGGCCGTAAAGCACGCGCCAGGGCGCCGCCGCTTGCCGCACCATCACGGAGAACGAACGCGCCTGGGCCGCTAAATCGCCCAGGTTGGGCTTTCTTTGCAGCGCGTGCGCGGCTACGTTAGTGGCGGAAAGGAAGCCGATGCCGAAGGCGACCTCAGAAACGAAGGCCAGCGCCGGTAGGAAGGCCGCTAGGCCCCAGGCGGCAAACCCCACGGCGTAAGCGATTATGGGAACGATGAAGGGCATATCTCCTTCAGATCTTCCATGCCACCAAGATTCTGTCTGCCGGCAAGCGAATCAGGCCTTGCTGGCCCAGACAGACGACCCAGCGCCCGTCGAGGTCCACAATCCCCAAGGCTTCCCGGCCTTCGTGATCCCGTGCCAGGACCGCATCGCCACGCTGGGCGAGAGCCGGATGACTCCAAACCGAGAATCCGAATTCTTGCGCCAGACGGTCAAGGGCGGTGCGGAATTTGCGGGTGCGCATGGACTTAAAAAGCGTGAAGTAGGCCCCCGTTTCGTCGTGGTAATTCCCCCGCCAGTGCTTGATTTCCGCAATATCCGTTCCGGTCATTATCCGGATGGCTTCGGAGACGAATAAGCAGCAATCGTGCGAGCCCCAGGCAAAGGGGCGATTCGCGGCTGCTTCCAGGAATTCCGCCAGGTCCTGCTCCCAGGTCTCGAAGCGGGAGTTGCGGACCGGAACACCCTCAGGAATGGTCTCCAGGGAGCTTCCACGGGGTCTAATTTCATCTTTGGCAATGCTAGTCATGGTTTCCTATTCCCTTATCTCAGAGCTCCACCACGGCCGCCCATCCCGCCGCCGCCAGGGTAGCTGGGCCTTGTCAACGGATTTGGCGGTTGGCCGCCGGACTTTCCCCAAACCCCATTCCATTCTTGCAGTCCGGCCACGTATTCAAATCCCAGGTCGCCGGGATAGTCAATCTGCTGGTCTTCGTGGGTAAAGCGGCGTTCGCGCGCGCGATTGAAATCCACCAGGCGATTCTCGACGCGCAGTTTGATGGTGGAAGTATCGCCGCCTTCTTCGACGCTCGGCACATCCATGCGCCCGCCGAAAGACTGGTAGGGATCGGCAATTACCGCCTCAGCTTCATCCAGAAAGCCAAACCAGAGTTTCACTGGCGCGTTGGGCCGGCATTCGCCTAAGGCCTTCGTCACCAAGTCCGACGGGATCCCACTGAGACTTAGTTCGATGCCATCGGCGTGGGGTTCCGTGCCTTCCGAAATCGGCGAAATGCCGCCGAGGTTGCCGACGCCAGTCCAGGTCTGACCATTCCAGGAAATGGTGCCAATCCCCGACCAGACGCGCAGAGTCCCGGAAGTGAACACGGCCTCGACGAAGATGATGGGCTTGACCTTCATCTTGAGGAGTTCGGCTTGGACGGCGCTGGTTAAGTCACGAGACATTCGGGGATCCTCGGAAGAGTCGAGAGTCGAAAGTTGAAGGTTGAAAGTAACTGGTCAATCCGGATATTCATCCCTTTTGACTTTTGACTTTTGACTTTTGACTTTTTCAAAACGCCTCCATCGCCTTGAAGCCCAGGCCATAATGCAATAGTTCATCCAACGTCCATCCAGGCGGTTCGCGCAGGCGGAAAGTTCCCTTAGCATTGGCCAGAAGCAACGCCGAAAAATCCGGCGGCGATTCCCGCAGCCGCGGCCAAATGTCCAGGCTGGCCTTGGCATTCGCCCCAGTCGAAACTTCGGTAAGCGCTTTGTGCAAACGCGCGTCGAGCGTCGGACAATACACCGCCGCACCCCACATATCGATTGGGCCTTCGGCTTCCACCCAACTGTTCCATCCTCCGATGTAGACCATTAGAGCGCTGACGTCCGCCGCCAAGGCTGCGGGAACTATGAATCGTTGCCAGGAAATTGTGAGGGCGCAATCAACAGTCGTTGCCCCACCCGCATAAGAAAACCCGATTTTGATGTTCGGCGTTCCGGAGGCGGCTTTCAGCCAAACCGAAAAAAACCAGTTCAGGCCTTTATACCGGGATGGGTAGGAACTGAGTGTCGCGTAAAGATAGGCGTTCGTGGCCCCACCGCTCGGCGTAACTCGGTCGGCTTCTGTGGCTCCGTCTCCGTAGGGTGGCAGGATAGTATCCGGTCCCGTAACCGAGCATTGATACTTCGTCCAATGAGCATTATCGAACGCTCGGGGATAGGGTTCGTAGTTCTTGACGATTTGCAGGTAGTCGCCTTTCTTGAGGACGGCGGTCGAATTGGGCGCCCAAACCAGCGTGGCTAGCGTCTTGCCCGCCTGCGCGGCACCATCCACGGAAGGATACCCCGCGCCAGAGCCGCGCGGGGCGTTTCCGCCGCGATCGCCGAGGAGAAAAGTCCCGGCGCCACCCCGCAGCGCAATCAACGTCGCCAGCCATTCTTCCGCGGCCGCACGTGCCATGGGAGGCAGACTGCAATCAGCCTCCCACCATTCTCCGGACCATTCATAGACTTGCTGTTGGCCGGTGAACGGGCTCGCCGTCATTCCGGAAATCTGCCGCGCATGGAATTCCGCGCTACGCAGGCCAGGAGTGGTCGGAAGAATAAGTGGGTATTCGATGCTCATAAAGAGAGTTCAAAGTCGAAAGTTAAAAGTCAAAAGTGTTCACGCTCCAGAACGCCAGCCCGCTTCCCGAATCTGGCTCTGCGCCGTCTCCACCGCACTCTGATGCACTTCGCGCAGGACCCGGCGCAGGCGCTGTTCGACCGAAGGGTCCGCGCCGCGGGCGTCAATGTAATTGTTGACGGTGTTGCCGCCAATCTCACTATTCGAAACGATGGCGCCGGCGGTTTCGGGCACAAACCTTTCCGGGCCGGCCTCACCGACCAGATAAGGCGTGCCCGCTGAAACCGTTCCCCCGCCCTGGAGGCCGGCCAAGCCGCCAAAGAACCCAGCGAAGAAGCCCCCAATCCCGCCGCCACCCACGCCGCCCGCCCCGCCCAGAGACAGATAAATCTGTTTGAACACGAAGGCTTTCAAGATGGCTTCGACCAGCATCGCGACCATGCTTTTCAGCATATCGATCCCGCCACGCCCGAAGACAATCATCTGAGTCAAGGCATGGGACATTTCCTCGCCGAATTTCTTAGCCGCAAACCCGGCCCCGTGGAATGCCGGAATGAATCCCTGGACGGTCTGAGCGGAAGTAAGCAAATCTGCCGGAAGGCTGAGCGGCGCCTTGAGGCTTTCCTGAAGCTTCTTTTGCTCTTCGAGCATCGCCGCCGTGACGCCTTTGGCCTTTTCCTCCCGCGCCAGGCGCAGCAACAGAGCGTCGTCATACTGCCCGGTCAACTGCGCGATGCGTTGTAGAACCTCGCTGTAGTGGCGTTCGACCGCAGCCACGCCTTCAAGTTCCGGCCGGAGCTCGCGCAGTAAGGCGATATATTCCGAAAGGTCCGACTTCCGCGCCTTAGCCTTTTTCTCTTTCTCCGGCCCGCCGAATTCATCCGGCATGTCGCCCAGAGCCTGGACGGTCTTTAGGCGCCGGTCGAGTTCGCCGGTGCTCTTCGAGACTGCCCCTTCATAAGCAATCTCCGCCGCCGTAGCATCATTCGAGGCATCGATGGCCATAGCCCAAAGGCCCTTGGCATCCTTCCAATGCAGGCTCATCGCGGCGCCGATGGCGGACACGGCGTAAAAGGCGGCTTCCAAGCGGAACTTCCATTCCTTCAATTTCAGCGAGATATTTTCCAGGCCGACAGTCCATTGCAGCAGCGTCGGCATCATGGCCATACCGATCTTGAGAGCTACCCCCTGGACTAAGGCGCCCAGGATCACCATTTGATCCCCAAACTCATGCGCCGCGCGCGCGCCTTTTTCATCAAGGGTGATCCCGAGTTCCGCCGCGCGCTTCTCGATTTCTTGGATTCCCGCCGCGCCTTCATTCAAGAACGGAATCAGGCGCCCACCCTCGCGTCCGAAGATGGCCATGGCGGCTGCCGCTTTCTGCGGTCCGGCCGGCATCGAAGCGAAGCGGTCGGCCAAGCGGAGAAGCAGATCATGCATGGGCAAGAGTTTGCCGGTAGCATCTTTCGTGCCGACTCCCAGATCCGCCAAAACGCGTTGCGCGGTTTTCCCGCCCGCGCCGAGTCCGGCCAGATTACGCGAGAGGATTCCGAGGGCCTTTGTCAGGTCCCCAAGTTCCAGACCCTTCTGCTTCGCCATCAAGCCCAGGCCGGCAATCTGTTGGGTGGTCATGCCGGTACGCTGGGCGCCGATCAGAAGTTGCTCGCCATAATCGGCTACTTTGGTAGTGAACTGCTCGAAGATGGCGAAGCCCATGCGGACGGTGGCATAAGCCGCGCCCAACTTCATCAGACCCGAGGAAATGCCGCTGATTTGATTCGAGACGCCTTTGATCGTGGCGGTAGCGCGATCGATGGCGGTGATTTCGACGCGAACTTTAGGGGTTATTGCCATAAGTTCCCGGTTGCCAGTTGCCAGTTAGCAGCACCGATAATCGGCTACTGGCAGTTTTTTCTACCTTCCCGGCCTAAAAGCATCGCCGGGGTGATCCGCCGCTTCGTCCATGGCGCCAGCAAATAAGCGACTGCCCAAGCTAGGCGTTCCTGCTTCATTCGCTCGCGTTCTTGCGCCCCCTCCGCCAGGGCAGCCAATTCCGCGGGGGTGAGGTTCCAGAACTCTTCCGGCTTTAGCCCGAGAAGTCCGAAACCTAATTGGATCGCTTTTTCCCATGACCACGGGTTTCTACCTCGCCGGGCTTTACCGGCGCCTTTTCCGGGCCCGCCCCGGCCGCGCCGGGGACCCGTTCTTCCCCCAAGGCAGCTTCCAGGGCGCGCGTGACGGCATCCCAAAGATTGGCGAGCTCGACCATGCCAACCAGCCCCCCGACAGCTTCCCGAGTAAGGTCTGCATCCTCATGAATCAATCCCGCCCAAAGGAGGTCACGCAGCAGCCGCGGCGACTTTTCCGCGCCTTCCAGTTTGAGTAAGGAAAGTCCACAAGACTCTTCGAGGGCAATCAGCGAATTCAAGGTATAGTGAAGATGCCGCGGCTTATCGAGTTCGATTTCGATGATGCCGCGAAAACGGTTGCTGGCCATAAGTCACCCCGCGGGAAAGGTTATAGGTTACAGGTTGCAGGTGACAGGAACCGTTGTAACCTGTACCGTGTCACCTGTTCCCTGTTTCTACTGTGCCGACTTAACCAAGGCGCCGGAGCCTTTGATCTCGAAGGCCACAGCGAGAGGCTCAGTATTCGGCCCGGTTTGCTTCCAAGAGGTTACAAAGCCGTCACCGATATACTGATCCTTAGTGGTGCCGGTCTGGGGTCGTATGCGCAACTTGCAAAGGGTCCCATTCTCCAGCATCACCCGAGCGTTGATCTGTGCCTGGTCGGCCTCGATAAACAGGGCGTTCGCCGAAAGCGTCCAGCTCTTACGGCCGCCGATGCTTTCCTCCCAGCCGGCAGAATCGTGTGAAGTAGCATCTTCAGTGGCCTGGGCCGAGCCGAGATCGTAACTCACGAGTTCCGCGATGGTGAGATAGTTGGACCCACCATCAATCGAAATCGCCATTTTCCCGTTGTAGCCTGCTACTGAACCTGTAGCCATGGGTTGTCCTCCCGATCAAAAGTCGAAATTCGAAATTCGAAACTGGAAAAACGCCGAAATAGGGGGCAGCGGGGCTTAGGCGAAACTGAAATCCGGATCCACCGGATTTCCCGAGCCCCGCCAGTTAATCCCTAAAAATTCAAGCGTACCGCCGCCACCTGCAGGGTGGTCGGAGTGCCAACGGCGAAGTCCACATGCACGTAGCCCTGGTTCGTAGTGCGCTGACTCCACCAAGCTGGGCGCAGGGGCCCATAGCAATAGGTGGCTGCCGCAGGTACGCTGGGGGCCTGATCCCCGATGCGTCCCGCTTCGTCCGCTACGCTGGCTACGGTCACCACGCGTGCGGAAGCATCGCCGTTCTTAATCAGCAAGACCGTGCGCCCGTCATTGGGAAACATCATCCCGTTGGCCTGGTCGGAATTCGACCAGGTGACGGTCGCGCCGGCGTTCATGCCAATTTCTTGAATTGCAATTGCTGTTCGAGCCATAGGGATTCTCCTTAAAAGTCGCCAGTTCCCGGTTGCCAGTTGCCAGTTTCGTTTTTACTGATAACCGACAACTAGCAACTGTTTTTCTCAGACCGCAAAGCCGGTCGGATCGCCGATAGCTTCCCCGGGAGTCAAAAACGCTTCGCTCTCGTCGGGTTCGGGCGCCGGAGCCTCGGGATCGCGGGCGACGCCCATAGTGCAGAGGATGGCCGCCTGGGCTTCCTCGACCAGATAGAAATTTCCGCCAAGATATTCCATCCGGCTATGGTCGGCTTTGTGCTCGACGTAGGACTTCAAGAATTCCAAGCGTTTCATTTC